AAATACAATAACGGAGCATTGCACCGAGGACAATTGTGTTCTTCGCTCACAGCTTGGCCTCCTTAGCTAACTTCCACGACTCTACATCCAGACCATGGCCCAATGATTCGGCCATCCAATCCCCCGCATCCTCCAGCCGCTTGATGCGCTCTTGAAGCCGCAGGTTTGCTTCATCCAGCAATTGCTGCTGACGGATGATTGTATTGGCTGCGGTAAGTTCGCGTTCCAACCTCCTGCACAGCATGCCGAGTTCGGCTACATTGTGCGGAGTGCTGTCTGATATTGGGGTGTCGCTCATTTCGACTCCCCCCTCGCTTTGAGCATCGCGTCGGCTATTTCGTAAGCCATAATCGCGCTCTGGTTTATGTTGTTGTACCACCCCACTTCATTGATTGCCTTTGCCGCGAAGTAGTCGCGAATGCTCATCCCGATTTGTGGACTCGTATGTCCATCGGCTCCAGTTCTTGGAAACGCCGGTCCTCCGTCGTTGATTGGTGCGCTCATTTGCCCTCCTCCACCTTCACCATCGGAACAAAATCCAATCGGTTGCTCTCGTCGATTGCGATTCCCCATCCGTTGCGACGGCAGGAGAGTTCGATTGCGTTGTAGATTTCAATCATTGTCTTCTCTGGTAGATAGATGGACAGAAGCCCCTTCAAGGTGATGCGGTATTCCTCATTGTCGTTTTGCTCGCTCATTGTTGCTCCTTTCGCTTGAGATATTCCGCCACTGCTTCATCCGCAACGTACTGTAATTTATACCCCATCTTCATGGCGTATGCTTTCAGCTTCCTATGCGTGTCATCTGACACGATGAAAACCTTGGCCGTCGGACGTTTTTCTTTCACAGTCTTCATGGCTTCCCTTCCATAATGATTGACTTTACGAACCGCTTCTTCACGCCGATGGCCTTGGCCACGTAGGCCAGGCTCTGGCCCTCGTTCCATAATTTCCAGGCGCGTTTGGCGTTGATCGGCGGAGTTTCGATCCGTGCTGGTACCGCAGCTGGATCGGGAAAGCTGATCCATCCACGGGCTACGGCGTTGGAAATCAATTCATTCACGGTTTACCTCCATTGATTAAGTTCCAGATTACGCTGTTCGATCGTTTGAATTTCTTCGCCAACTCGCGATAGGTGTAGGTTGGATTCTTGCGCTTGGCCTCGATGATCGCCTTGCACTCAGCATCGGTCATCTGCCTCCAGGTTCCCCTCGGTTGCTCTTCGATGATCGGAACCGGCGGCTGCTTACCGAGCACGCGCTCGATGGCTTCACGGGAGAGTTTCATCTTTGAGGATCCAAGTGGGCGACTGGATGATCTGGGTTGAATCACCGTTGTACCCGGGCCAGCTGTCGGTGTCTTCGCAGACCATCCACTGTCGGACCCACGACTGCCAAACGGTCGATGCCTTGTCGAGCGACTCGGTGTCCAGCTGGTACACGGCCACGGCGTATGGCGCCACGTCTTCAACGCACACCCACTGCCATGCGCGGCTCTCACCGGTGATGTCCCGGTACAGGTCCCGGTAGTACGCGGCCTGAACGTCGTAGCGCAGCTGGCCAATCTGACGGCGGAACCCGGCCTTGCTAGCATCGCGGGTCTTCTTGAGATCCACGATCACTGGCATGGAGGTGGGTAACCAGTCGATCAAGCCCTTGCGTTCGCAGGACTCGAACTCCCCGAACATACCCACCTGGGCCTTGCCGGGCTCGGCGAAGATCCGGCCGGCGACCGGGTGTTGGCGCACGGACTCAACCATGCGTTCGACGGTCTCGATGGCGTCGTGCTTGAACACGGTGACGCCACGCTCGGACTGCTCATCCCGCCAGGCGCGTGCTTCCTTGGTGCGGTAGTCGTCGTAGGGCGACGTGGTCCAGAGGTACGGCGTCCCGAGGACCTTGTGGTCCAGCAGGCTGCCGATAGCCATGGCTTCGGTTGGCTCCTTCTCTTCCTCGAAGCCGACCATTGCGTGCAGGGCAGAGCGGGAGAACGCCTTGAGGCTGGAGATGTTGATCGCAGGATGGCTGCGATAGGTGGAAACGTCGATTGGGTGGACGAGTTTCACAGCACACCTCCCGCCTTCTGGAACGCACGGCCGATGCCCCGCTTGTTCCTGATCACCCAGTTCTGAATCTCCAGCGGCAGGTCAGCGACCGTGGGATAGGTGTCAGCATCGGGCCACCACTCAAGATCGGTGGCGAGCTTCGCCAGCTGCGCGTAGGTGATACCGATCTGGGCCAGGGTAGATTCGGCGGTCTGCTCGGCGGGATCTACCGAAGGCAGTGGAGCCGGCATCGGCTCAGGCGCAGCTGGAGTCTCGACGGGGGCGGGCGTGGGCTCCGGTTCAGCCACCGGTGCCGGGGTGGGCTCAACAACCGCGACCGGTGCGGCCTCGGGCTCGACCTTCTTGCGGCGCTTGGGCTCGGGCGGTGTCGGCGTCACGTCCACGACGGACGCGGTGACCGTGGTGGCGACGGACGGCTGAATGACCTGCTGGGCGGCTGGAGTGTCGTTGACCTCCTCCGAGGTGTGCATACCCAGCGCGATCTCCGGCGCGTAGGCGCGGGTCCAGAACGCGGCGGCGCGGTACTGAAGCATCTGCTCCGGCATGGTCTTCCACTTGGAACCGTTCTTGGAATACCAACCCTCGGCCTTGGCCATGGCGATCGTCACCAGGGCGCCGACCAGTTCGAGGTTGCCCTCGCGCTCGACGGCGTAGGCGCGGCAGCCCCAGTCGTCGGCGCCTTCCTTGCCGACCCAGCGGAACCGCATCGGGGAGAACCGGCCGCAGCTGTTGACGGTGGCGATCAGGAACGCGGCAGACCACGTGGGCTTGCCGTGGATAGGAACCATGGACTGCATGACAGCCATGACCGAGGCGCCAATGCGCTGGGAGAGTTCCAGCGCGATGATGCAGTTGCCGAGGTTGGCCTCGCCCCGATAGGAATCGGGAACGAGGGTGCTGGACGCAAGGGCCTTGGCCATGCGTTGGACGGACACGAACGCGTTCTCCGAAGAGAAGGCGCTCAGGGGTTGCGATTGCTGTGTTGCGACTGGTAGGTTGCTCATGCGTCAGTCACCGTATGGCAACTGACGCCACGTGTCTAGCATTTATCGAACGCTGCGGTCGATTTTTTCTCGGATTCTGGTCCGAATGCGTTCGGTGTCTTGAGAGATGATCCTGATCGCTTGGTCTGGCGTTGAGGCAACCAACTGGGGACCCTTGCGCAAGATGTACTCGCGGTACTGCTGGCCGACTTCCCGTTGATAACGGTAGAACTCTTCGGGGTTCATCTGACGGCGCGTACCGTTTTCGCTGATCTTTGCAGCGGCTGAAGGCGTAGGCAGAAACACTCCGCGCTCCGACAACGTCGCCAATGTGTTCCAGGCGGGGTCATCCTTTCGGGTTTTGATCCACCTGCTGAAGGGATGCTTCATCATTTCGATCGGTTCACCCAAAACGTTGACCATGGGACCGGCACCAATGTCGCGCCGCAGCATTGGAACCTGTTGCAGGAAGTATTCGGAGCCAATCTTGGCTTGGTAATACTGCGGATCAAAGTAGGTATCGACCTGCTTCAGGATGTTCGGGATGAATGATCCAGCTAGGCGCCCCGCCCAACGAGCCAGGTCCTTGTTGACCAAGTCGTCAGCGTTGTACTTGTAGGCGTTGCTCATGCCAACGAGTTCCGTGAACGAGGAAATCGCAGGTGAATCAGTCAGCACAAACATACCAGCCTGGGCGGCATCCTTGAACTTTCCGAGGATCGCGTCGCGATTCCAGTCCTTCGGGTTGTGCAACTGGTGATCGCGCAACTCACCGATGGCAGCCAAGCCCATGGCGAACGGCATCTGCCGGTAGCTGATGAACTTGTCTCCGATGCGGATTGAATACGGCTGACGGCCTTGAGCAAGCAGCTGGCGTTTCTTGTCTGGATCAAGCGATCGGTATGATCCGGTGATGTCGATGTTGCGATCCTCTTCCTTGTCATCATCACCGAGGAACAAGGCGCCCGCCATGGCCATCAGAGAGGTGCCAATGGATGCCTTCATCAACAGCAGCTTTCGCTCGTTTTCGCTGATCTGATAACCGAACGGCTGGTTGATGCGAGTCGAGTTGCTCAGGTAATAGCGGGTGAATCCCCAAGGCAACCAGTCGATGCTGCTGTTGGTGGCGTTGGCCGCGAATCGCAAGAACGCGAGACCGGTGACCATCTTCACGCCGGGGTATTTCTTCTCGGCTTGGTTGAGCCACTGATAGAACAGTCCGACGATTCCAGTCGGGTCCTGCTTGAACGCGGCTTGGCGGGCAAGTTCCTTGGCATCGACCAGGATTTCGGAAGGGATTCGGCTCTCAAGGATTTCCCGAACACGCCGGTTGAATTCATTGGCTGGAACACCTTCCGACTCAGCCTTGTCTTTCGCCAGCTGAACATCCTCCGCAGTTGGAATGAGGAACTTCTTGATCTGTTCCGTATCTCCACCACGGGTAATGAGCCAAGCCTTCATGGCCTCGTAGTTGGAAGTCACGGCCACATGGTCCATGGCGTCCATGAATCGGGATACAAAGCGCAGATTGCTGATCACTTTGAGCGCCATGTTGTCCGAGTCCTTCAACGCTTCGAGCGTGTTGGTCGGGCGCTCCGGATCAAAGTTGATGCCACGGAACATCTCGCCCTTGGCAAAGATTGCCGGCACGTCCTTGAACGATCGGCGCATACCATCGAGCCATGCAGACGCGATGTAAGGCGCAGAAGTCCCGCTTTGCACCGATGCAACGCCAGCGTTGATCATGCTGGTGATGATACCAGCACCCTGTTCGACAGCCGTAGTCAGACCGGACAACACGGATCCGTACCAGTAATCCATGATGATGTTGCGAGCGCGGATACCGCCCTCTCGCTGCATCAGCTGGTACATTTCTTGGATGATTCTATTCCGAGACGTGCCGCCAGTTCTCTGGGCACGTTGCGCCATGTCGGAGATTTTCTGGGCGGTCTCGCCGTTGATCTGAGCCACCCCGAACTTCGGAGCAATGGCGTTACGGAACGCATCAGCGGCTGCTTCAGGATTGGTAAGCAGACCGAGGTTAGCCCACTTGATGATCTCCGGGACGGAGTCGTAGATTTTCTTGCGAACGGCTTCTTTGACCTCGGGCAGTTTGACCTGCTTACGGAACTCGTCGCGAACGATCTTGTTTCGTTCCTTCTCGAAGGCGTTGCCAAGGAGGTTGGCGAGTTCAATTTGACCTGCGCGGCTCAGCGTCTTGAGGATCGCGTGCTCGCTGATCACGTCGAGCAGGATGCGCTTGTAGTTCCCCTGCTTGTCCAAACTTGAGGTCATTATGTCCTCCCAGGAAACACCAAGCTCTCGGCGAGCCTGCTTGAGTTCTCGGGACACAACGTTGTCGGCGATCGACAAAGTGGACCGGATGTTGGCAATGGCCCGACGTGAGGAGTCGAGCAACCAGCGGCGGATCTGATCGGATGAAACGTCAGGGAACGGAATCTCCTTCTGACGCTCGTTGATCAGGTTGTAATAGGTCATCGTAGGGGTCAGGTAGTCGATGTCATTGATCATCGCACGGCGAGCCTGACCGGGCTGTGCGAAGTCTTGAGCACCGCTCTGCGCTGCTACTTCACCGATCTTGCGAAGCAGATAGACCCACCGCTGTTGGTCGATCGGATTACGGAACGATCCCTGAATCCGCGCAGCAGTGCGTTCAATCAATTCGCCAAGGATGGTCTGCTGAATGGCCGGCGTGATGCCAAACTGAGTGGCTCGGTTTCCGCCAGTGGCAGCGGTAAAGGCCTCTTCGATGTCGTCTCCGAACTGATCGACCCATTCGCGGGCAGCGGCTTTACGCTCCGCGTTGGTCTCGCGAACGATGCGCCCCTGGAAGAATCCAGCAGACGGACGCCGGCGTTGACCAGCGGCAGCGCGAGGCGCCTTGATCTCTCGCTCTTCAAACTGATTACCAGCGCCAGGAGTCTCAAACGCGCCTTCGATCAACTGACCGATTTCAACCTCGGCAGCGGCAAAGTCTGTGTTTGCAGGAGCATTCTCACGCACATACTGGATAGCAGCCTGACGCGCTTGAATGATGTCGCGGGTCTTGATGTAAACCGCACGCGCAGCCCGGAGCGCCAGATTGATTACCGCCAGCGGAATGGCAGCCGTGGATTCGTAGGAACCCTGGGGACGGGTCGCTTGGATGGCTCGGTTCAACAGGTTCTCGACCTTGTCGTACATCAACCGACCGAGGTCGGGGTTGATCTGTTCGGCCACCGACATCAGAGACGGCGCATCGGCCGCATCCATCGTGCCTACAAGGAATGATCCCTTCTGAACCAGGTTGTCGGGGAACAGGCGTTGGACACTCGGGTTGGACCAGACTGGCCGCAACGCATTGCCGGCCCGGATGCGAACCTCGTACTTGCCACCACCGACAGGCTTGATGCGAAGCAGTTCAGCTGCCTTCGTGCCCTCGCTCTCACCCTTGGCGAAAATCTCGGTGCCACCCTTCAGAAGCGAGATGGCCTCTTCTCTTGGAACCCGGATGTCCTTCACCTTCCGCTCAGGTGTGAAGTTTGCCGGCATCAGGATGCCAGTCTTCCGCTTGCCGGTGTTGGTCGTGTAGATGGTGATTTTAGGACGAACCTCAGATGCGCCACGCGCTCCCTGGAAACCCTTCAGGAGGTTGCCGGTCACGACGTACCGTTGATCGGTCGTCTCCGTTGTGGTCTGCCATTCTTCAGCGGCATTGGATACTTCTTCACCAAGAGACGAAGCGATCTCTGATCCCTCGGACATCGACAGCGGCATGGAGGCACGCGAGCGCACCATGTTGCGCATCAACAGCAGCTGGTGATCGGACGGGCGCGTGAAGTTGCCTGGATCGTTCGACTTGAGCTTGAGCCCAATCGGGACTGCGACGTAGCCGAACTGGTTTTTGAATGCGCGACCGATCTTCTGATATGCCGAGATAACCATCTGGCGGGTTTCCTCGAACGCATCCTTCACGGATTGGATCTGCGCCGGGGTGACCTCCTTGGCTTCCATCGCCGCAACACGTTGCTGCTCGAAGGCGCGGCTCTGTTTGAGCCATCCATCGGCGATAGCCTTGGTCGAAGCGCGGTTCTTGGCAGCCTCTTCGGTTGCAGCATCGTAGGTGGGCGGAGCCTTGGGAGGCTTGATAGAAACCCGCTCCATGACGGAAGGGCCATCAAACGGAGTCGTTCCAGTTCCCGGCGTGAACTCTGAGGACTCAACTGTTTTGGCCCGGAGATCATCGACGTTTGCTTTCAGCGGGTTCTCGCCAACCTCATCCAGTGCGCGGATGCGGTCAGTGTAGAGTTCCGAGATGTCGCGCCAGAGCTTGGCAGCATAGTCATCCGGAAGGATTACGAAGTAGCCCGTGGCCGATCTAGCGAAGTCGCCACCTTCGTCTATTCCCTCGTCGAGTGCAGGCAGACTAAAGTCCATCTGGTCAACGATCTCAGGATTGGATTTTAGGACGTTGTAGACCACGTCGTCGCCAATCGAGTTGAAGATGTCAGCAACCAGACCTTCGTTTGCGGTAAGATCCGATTCAGTGTCCGCAGACGTGTTGGCATTCAGTGACGCCATCTTGCGCCGCAGTAGCACCATGAACCGATTCTCAGCAGCCAGCGAAGAGGATAGAACCACGTAACGCGGCAGACTGGTCTGACCGAAACGCATGATGCGTCCGAGCATCTGCATGAAGTCGTTGATGTCTGGAGCAGCCTGCCCGACAACCATCACGCGGCGCCGCTGGTCTTTGAACTTCGGATCCGTGTGCGCGCTGGTTCCAGTTGATCCCGACTTGTTGACCAGGATGGCATCAAGACGGCCGTTGTTGAAGTCGTCCAAGATCACGCGTCGATCGCGCTTTTTTCTCGGAACAGAAGTCGCCTTGCCATCGGGCGCAGTGACGATCTCCGTGTTTCGTCCGGTGATTTCGTCGATGGAATAACCAGCCTGCTGAATGCGGTTCTTGATGAAGTCGATGGGCGAGATCGGCATATCGCCAAAATCACCACCTTCGATTTCGTCGCGAATATCCTCGTACTGCTGGCGAGCATCATCCGGAAGTTCGTCTGGCGTGATTTTGATTGTGGTCTTCGTGTCGGCCGCTTTGTCGCGGACGGTGACCTCAAGCAGTTTGTCCAGCTGGCGAAGCAGCAACCCCTTGTACGAAACATCGTAACCCTCGTCCTTCAGGGTTTCGATCGGGCCTTCCATCGTGTTGTTGATCGCGATGAACGGCTTCTCATTGCCCTTAAGCGTTTGGATCGCGTTGTCTGCAATCGCTTTCGCCTTCAGAGACAGGATGTACTGGGTTGAAAGGTTGAACAGTTGACTTCCGAAATTCGTGGATGAAACGCTGACCTTCTCTTCCGATGCGCGGGTCTGGTTTTCCGCATTCTCCATCTTCTTGGCGACCTTCGAGACCTTCTTGCTGAAGCGTAGGATCTGCTGGAGAAAGTCCGTGTACACATCGGCAAGCTCGCGCTCGCGCTCTGCGTTGTCGGTAGACGTGACGAAATCAAACGGCACACCACCCCAGTTTTGCTCACGGCGCACAAACTCGCCGGATTCAGCGAGCATCGAGGTCAACGCCTGTTGGAGCGCCAAACCGCCGCTGTCTAGCAACTCGGTCATTTCGGTCGGGCGCAATCCAGCACGCTGCATCAACGTCTTGAGCGCGTAGAGCCCGAGGTTATCCGGTCGCTTGGCGAATGTTGCGGATGCGAAGTACGCGCCCTTCGACTTTGGCAGCACCTGATCGAAGCGGATGTTCGTGTCGGAATTGGCGCCGGCCGCAAGGTGGGCTTCGTCCAACACGAAGATCGCGTTGGGAGCAATGCGAGAAAGTGCCTGCCAGATCGGACCAAACGGTTTTGCAACACGCTTGGATTGGCGCTGACGCCGTTGCTTGGCCACCTCCTTGAATCCCTGCGGAACGTCAGCCTTCAGCTGGTCGTAAGTTGTGAAGAACGCGTTGGATCCGGCCGGAAGTTCAGCTGTGTCGTTGATCTTGGCCAGTTCCTCACGGGCCTTCGTGGCGGTTCTGCGCACCTTTACGGTTTCGCCGGTAGATGCCAGGTAATCGACATTGCTGTTCGTTACATACGGCCGAATGCTCGTATCTCCGATCGCCGGAAGATCCCGGCCGGCCATGTCAGAGTACAGGGTGGGCTTGGCGGTGATGAATACCGGAGTAAGCCCGTTTAACCGGGCATACCGCAACACGGCAGCCACAGTGCGGCCCTTACCCACGCCGGTCTGATCCGAGTTAATTAACGCCGAACCGCGTTCGATGTTTCGGATTGCTAATCCAGCAGCGTCAATTTGCGCAGCTGACATTGTCTTGAACAACTGGTCCTTGGTCATTTGCAGCCGGTTGGCGACATAGCTGTCGATCGGCATCTTGACCTCGGCTTCCAATTCGCGCAGAGCGCGTTCAGTGGCGTCAGCAATGTTTGAAGGGCTCACCAACCCGGTTTCAACATTCTTGCTCTGGCTCTTGTAGGGTTTGGTCCGAGCCTCAGACATGACCTCCGGCTCTGCATCGGTTTCGGGCTCTACTGGAATCTCGGGCTCTGTCGGCACCGTGGCTTGGTCGATGGCATCAATGACGCCAGTGGCCTGGGTTCGATTGAGATCGTCCAACCCTTCGACGGTGTTGGCGGTCTCCTGCCAGATGGCCAGAAGCGATCGCTTGAGCTTATCCCAGATTTCGGGGAGATCAGCGCGCACCTGCGAGGCAAACTCAGCAAACGTGCGGATGCCGGCCTTAACGTACAACGCAGCCATGCGGGCGCCGATCACAATGATCTCGGGATCAACGCCCATGCCGACGCCGCCGAGCTTCTCGCGCAGCTGCTTCTTCAGCGCCTCCAGTTGCGCCTGATCTTCCGTCGAGAGCTTTGCCGTTAGTCCGGGCCTTGCGGCAGGCGGATTAACCACAGGTTCAGGCCGTCCACCCGCCACGACTCCAGCTGCTCCTGGTTGTTCGACTGCGGCCGTTGGCTCAACCACTGGTCCAGCTGCCGTCGGTTCACTTGGAGTAGCAGGTCGTTGTTCTTGAACACTTGGTACAACTGGTCCGGGTCCAGGAACAGGCTGCTCGACAGGTGCAGGTTCTGCCCGCTGTCCTTGAGGTACGATTTCAGGACGCGCAGGCGCTCCTGGAACGCCTCCGGGTTGTTCTCCACCTCCTGCAACTGCTGGCTCCACAGCTGGGAGATTTCCAACGCCAGTTGCTGCTGGGGTGACAGGGGTTGTGACTTTCGGTTTGCGAGCTTCATTGATCAGCGGTTTGAGTTGTGCCCAGCTGTTGTAAACGCGAGGTGCTGAAATCCACGGACGAACCAATCCCCCTTGGGCAGCGGGAGGGGTTGATCGTTTTCCGTCGATTACTACAATATCAACCGGCCATCCCGCACCCATCTTGGAGTACATTCCCCCGTCGATGGTGAAGAAGTCGGTAACATTGAACCGATTGAACAGGTCAAGGTACTCAGCCCGTTCGTAGGATTTGAGCCGGTTTTCTGGAGTTCCCAACTTGTTGGACTGCGATCCAGTCTTGGATCCCAAGATCAGCACGGCCTTTCCATTGGGGGCCATGGCTTCGAGCGTGTTCAGCGCAATGGCGAGGTCGATGCTTGATGTCTGCGCCCGCTTGATGCTGCTCCTGAAAAGCGGGAACGACTCTTTCTGGCCTTCGATGAACCGAGCGCCAAACGGAGGGTTGATAATAACGCGATCCGGCTGAGCCGAATCCAGTGAGTTGAAGAACTCCTGGCTCACCGCATCGAGCCCGGTCGCAGGCTTGCCGATGAAACGCTCCAAGCGGGTGCGGCGATTCGGGTCCAACTCGTTGGCAAGAATGTCCTGCTTGGTCGGATCCGACGTGACCAGAAGCATTCCGTTGCCAGCAGTCGTCTCGGCCACGCGTTGACCTCCCTCTACATCCGCCAGAATGCCAGCCAGATAGGCCAGGGGCGGCGGGGTCGAGTAGGCCTGCGCAGTTTTGCTGGACGCAGTGCGAGTCCCCAACTGCGGCTGCTCCTCGTACCGTTGGGTCAGCTTATCGTAGGTCTCGTTCGGATCCACTCCGGCAGAACGGTCTTCACGAACGGTCTGGGCCGTTGCCTCAACGATCTGCGATTCGAGTTCTTCTTCGGCCGCTTTCTTGGTCGGCTCAACCAGCTTGGGTGCAGGAACCGGGGTCGGTTCGGCAGGGGGAAGCGCAGACGCCGCTTTGCTTGCCAAGCTCTGCATCGCAGCAATTTTCTCTTCTCGGCTTTTGGCCTTTGAAAACTCATCAGCAAACGTAAGGAAATCAGCTTTCTGAATGGTCGCTCCGGTTTTTTCGGCAACAACCTTTGCGTTTTTAACAACCGAATCTTCAAGCGCAATCCGAGGACCCTGTCCGGTCGAGAACGCATTCCACAACGCCTCCCTCAGGTTTTCACCTATTGCGGCGCCCATTTCACCAATCTCAGCCAAACCTGTTGTAGAACGAGGTTTTGCAGGAGCGGGGGCAGGCGCTGGAACCACCTCCGCCTTTACTGGAACGCCACCGGCATCAACCTTTGAAAGAAGATCCGACGCTTCTTGAGTAATTGGACCAGTCTCAACCGGTTGAATCGGTTCCTGAATCGGAGGCTCCGCCGGCGGTGCAATAGCCTCTTCAACAGCGGCAGGAATCGTGGGCTCGGGCTGGATTGAAATCGGTCCAGAGGGCGGTCCACCTGCATTGATGCCACCGAGTTCTTCAGTGATGTCAGAAGTAAGCTCATCCTCCATCCCGGCCACGGTGGCGTTGGCACGCGGCAGAGGGTTTGCAGGATCGCCTCCAAGCGATTCAGCCGCAGCATTGGCTAGGTTGGCGTTTCGGCGTGAACCAACGAGACCGCCAACAGCGCCTCCAGATGCGGCTCCAATGAAGCCAGCTTGCGCAACACCATCGAGCCACCCGCGTTCCGGATCGTACACCGCAGCTGCGGCAATGTTTCCCCCAAGCTGCTCGGCTGATTCTTGGGCGCCCTCAGTTGCTAGCGCCTCGACAGCACCTCGGACACGTTCAGCACCTGTGACTCCAAGAAACTTCCTTTCAAACTTTGCGGACTTAGGAACTAACCTTTCGGCCAGTCGCGTTCCAAGTCCACCAATTCGACCGGTGGCGAAACGCTTCACTACCTTAGGCGCTGCGCCCAGCAAGCCCTCGGTGACAGCGCCAATGGGGGCGGTTGTGATGAATGCCAGATTCTTTGTCTGCTCGCGGCGGTCTTGAAGATCCGCAGCGACATCGTACTGCTGGTTGGCCAGAGCTTCGGCAATACGACGGTTGATCGTAGTATCAGCCTCTTCGGCTGCACTTTCGCCTGACTGAAGACCGTAGGATATGGCGGCGCCAGCCGGACCAGCAATTACCGCAGCTGGAAGTGTAGAAACCGTGCTTCCGATACCTGCCATGATTTGAGCGGGTACGGTTTCTCGCACTCCAGGTAAGCCGGGATAGGTTTCCTTTCCAAACTCTTGGACGGCCTGGCCAGCGCGGTAAAGCGGATCCTGTTCTAGGGGAACCTCAGTGTACGGATCGTATGTTGGCCCGGGAATAGCAGAAGGAAGACGAGCTACCCCCTTGAGGGTTCCGCCGATTCCCTCAAGCGCCCCACGCGGTAACTCAGAAAGAGTGTTGAGCACAGTCTCAACTGTACCGTACTCACCAGCGCGAAACTTCGCAGCTTCCTCGGCTTCGGTTTCGGCGGTTAACTGCTCTTGGCGCTTAGCGATTAAACCTTGCCGGATTGCTTGGTAATTTTCGCGAGCGTAGTTCTGCGCCTGCTCCTCGGTAATGTCATCCGGGAACGCCAACCGGCCAAGCTCGCGTCCAAAGTCGATCTCGATGCCCATGGTGTGAGTGTTAACGACCTGGCAGCGGAGGCAATCCTGGAATAGTTGTTTGGAGTGTGACTGGAGGCTGCCTCAATGGCTGAACCCGATTGGTTCCTTGTCCAAGGGCGGCTTCAGGGCCAGGCATCGTTTTAGACTCCTTCAGTATTTGCTCCCGGTTTTTGCGCTCAAGTTTTAAGTCTTCTTGAATTTCAGCTGCGGTTCTGCCAATTGAAAACATTTCGTCGGGAACAACTTTGACGGTGCCGTCGTCAAGGCGTTTGAGGTTGAACTCTTTTTGGCCACCAACGCGCAGCTTTTTCAGCTGCTGTTGCGCAGCGTCGATGTCAGCGAATAAGTCTGGCTCTTGATCAGGAGATGCGAGAAGTCTGACTTGTTCCTCGCGGGCCATTTCTGGCGTGAGGTAAAGTTCAACCTCCTCACCGCTGGGACGCGTGTATTTTATACTCCCCGCCTTCTCCGCCTTCTTAGCAGTAGGCGTAGGTGCAAAATACTGTCTCCCACCAACGGAAATTCGTTGGCCACCACCCATAGGCGCGCCTAGACGGGTGGGCGCAGCAGTGACAGGGACACTGCCAGAGAAAATGTCAGGAGTCGAAATGTCTTCAATTTGGTTTCTGACTTCGTCTGGAAGTTCGCGGTCCTGCTCTTGATCGGCAGGGATAAACCCGCGCCGGATCATGGCCGCAGTAAGATCCTTCTCCTGGGCCATTCGCTTTGCTGTCCCGCGAAGGCGCCCAGTCTGATAGGCTGGACTGCCAATGACCTCCGGTGACAACGGCGCCTGAGTTCCATACAGAGCGCCAAGCTCTCCCTCTGCGCCGGCTATTTGTTCCTCTTGTAATCGACGATCCCGCTTCAACGCAGAGGCCGCGTAATCAGGTTCACCGTTTGCTAGCACAAGATCCTGACCAAACTGTCCCGCCGCAGCATCGAGACGAGCTTTGATGCGCTCATCGAGTGCAGCCCTTCGTTCGATACCCAGCTGGTTGTAGTAGTCCTGCCTGATCCGCGCCTCTTCCTGCCGCTGCGCCATTGCCTCCTCACGCGCTTGGCGTTGGTTCGCCAGCTGCACGCCTTGAAGGTACGACTGCCCAATGTTTTCGAGTCCTGAGAAGGGGTTTGCCATAAATTAGCGTCCCATGAGTTTGCGTTGAGTCGAGACCAGATCGCTTTCGCCGCCGGTACCACCGGACCCAAGCGTCGCAAACCCAAGGTTCGTCAATCCGGATCCAAGCGATCCAAGCGCTCCACCAAACACGCCGCCGGCACTTGGCATATTCGCCACGCCAGTCAGCGCAGCCATGCGCTGGGCGCGCTCTTGACCCCGTAGCGCGGCCAGACCTTGCGGGCCAAACTCGTAGCTCTGCATCGGCGCCATGGGCGTTGATCCGAGGATTTGTGACAACTGTTGAGATCCGGCCTGCTTTGCCTGCATGGTCTTGATTCCGAGATCGCGCAGCTGGCGGTTGATCATCGCCGGGGACCCCGCATACCCGCCCTCAAGTGCCGCACCTGCACCAGAACGGTAGGACGCTGAAATCTCATCGGCCGGAAGCTCGCCTCGAATGAGCGCAAGCGCATCCTGGGCGCGCAGTCTCTGAGCCTCTGTGTACCCAGGGATCGACTGCTCGATCAACGCCTGAAGTTGCGCCTGGTTGTACGCGTTTCGCTCTTGCTCCAGTCGCCGTGATTCAGGTGCTAGACGGGCCGATTCCCGCAGCATCTCGTCGATACTGATGCCGGGAGTGTTGGCCGCATCCATCGCCTGTCTCTGGGCGTTAGAGGCCGCGTTGGCTGACATGGCGGCGCCAGCGCCGGAGGCAAGTAGTCCGCCGCCGACCCCAAGGCCAAGTAGAAGTGGTAGTGCCATAAGTTTCCTTAGATGAATCCTCCAAAACGGTATTGGATCTTTGCAGACCCGAAAGGCTGCACGTTGACAACAGTGCGCTCGTTCGGGCTGTAGGCTTCGAGTTCGTTGCGCAGGCTCCGCAGGGCCAGCTGAATTTCGCGCTCGGCCTCGGTGTACTGATTCCGGTCCTCCTTCTGGATGGCCTTCATCATGTGCTTGATGGCCTGGAGATTGCCGATAAACAGCCAATCCGAATCCACGACTGCGGGAATGAAGTCTAGGCGCACGATGGCTTCGACCACCGTGTTGGTGCAGTTCTCATCTGGAGGCACACAGCCGTCGCCATGGTCGATGCAGTCGTTCTGCGCTTCCGCATTGCACCCGGAGGTGCCACCGCAGACCTCAGGCATTCCGATCAGGTAGGTGCGGCGATACTCCGGATTCTGCTCACTCGGACCCCAGACGGCGATCTGGGTTTGCAAAAGGGTCGTCGGGTTGTACGCCAAGATCGTCAGGCTGCCTTGAGTCAACGGCTTCTGGGCACCGGTAAGGCCCGGTTGCTTGAACAGGTTGACTGTCTGAACGTAGGCGGTCACCGCCGGGTTTGGCAGCGTGACGTACTCGCCCCATACGTACTCGCCGGTCACCGTATCCAGCGTGCGGATCGGGTGCCCGTTGGGGTCTAGCCCTTGGAGAAGCACGCGCTTTCCGGCGTCGGCCGTCAGCTGCGGCGTCACCCTGATGTAGCAGTTCCCGACCGAATCCCGGAACTGGGTCACCATGCCGCGATCCAGTAGCTGGTCCTGCTCGCAGCCTTCACGGCCACACCCGGTGCGCGGTGCGCGTTCGTCAGTCTGGAACTCGTACCACTGGTTCTGAATCGGGATGTTGTAGCCGCAGACGTTCATCGCCTCGATCGTCTTGACCTCGCGAGGCCAAGTGATGCAGCCGGCGGTGACGCAGACGCGGAGCTTCTTGTACGTGCCCCACCACTTGCCCATGTCTGCCAGGCGCGCCTGAGCCTCGTTCAGCAGCTGGAGAAAACGATCGTCGCAGGTGGCGAGACCGACAGCCTGCGGGATCGTGGAGTTCTTGGCCTGGGCGAGGGTCTTTCTCATGGCGGGGTGTAGGCGGGGTTCAGGGCCGTGGCGTAGACTTTGACTTGGTAGTCAGCAGGGTTAAGGGAGCCATACGGAGGAGGCGGGGACCCTGTATTTGTGAAAAATGGAATTGAAATTAGGCCCAAAAGATTGACTGAAACCCAAACATTCGTTGGGTCGCAGACGTACCTGAATGATGGAAGTTTGTCATATGGTGGGGTTCCAAAACTTACAAAATGCAGGCAATCAACCTCTTGCCCACTGTACCACGTGTAAGTTGTTAAGCCGCTGACTCCACCAAACGTGACGGATCCAGCTGCGCTCCTCACCAAAACGACTCGCACCATGAACGGCATGAGCGGAGCGCCACTGATTGGATCTACAAGCCCATGTGTGAAAGGAACCAGCACATCGCTGGCGAAGGAGGAAAGAGCCACCGGTGTCGGCGTCACATACGTCAAAAACTGCCTCAAGCTCTGACGCGTAAGGTCCCGCTTCTGACTCAGCAGCTGAAACCGAGTGCCGTCGTACATGACCGAAACGGTCTGGCCAGCCAAGATGTCGTTCGCGATCAATGGAGTAGCGACGTCTTTGGTGATCGCCCTGGCTCCGCGAGCATCGACATTAAGGGTGCAAGCCCCGGTGTTTGCCTGATGGGCGATGAACGTGTAAATCTGCCCAGTCTGATAGGCCGCGTTGGCGGTTGGCTGCGTCGGGTTGTTGGAGACCGCGTAGATATTCGGTGCGCCGGTGGAAACTCCGCTGTAGATCACCTCCGACAGCAATCTGGTCCAATTAGAGTCTGCCGTGGAATACTTGAGCACCTCAATCGGTCGGCCGGTCGTGGAATCAGTGCGAAGCCAGTAAAGCCCCGTGTTTGACGGCGGTGCATCTTGTGACGCCCATTCAGCGCCGGTGGTTAAGTTTCCAATCAACGCGGCCGCGTAGGCGTCCAAGCGGTCTTGCTCCGATGGGTAGCAAGCGGGCGGCGGCAAAAGGCCTGCTGAAATGTCAACGGTTGCCATGGTTAGATGCGGTAAAGGTAGTCGTTGGGCTTACACGGGCCGGGGTCGCATTCAAGCGCCAAACAACCCTCGGGACAATCGAAATAGAAGAACTGCTCCAGCGGGGCAACGCAGCGCACAGGACGCCCCTGGAGGAATGAAGGGCCGAACCGGCCGCCGTTGTTTATCACCAGTCCGTTTCCGCTCAATCGCCTGACCGTGTTGCAGCCAATCTGGATGTTATCGACGTACCGGAAGAAATTTCCGGTCTCGGAGGTAAACGGCACGTCTGGGCCAGGGTTCGCGCAGGTGAAGGTGTAGAGCGTCGGGGTGCCGGTCACGATCACCTCATCGTTGAACGAGGTGTTACTGAAGCCTTCCACAGTAGCGTGATAGCCGGCCGCCATCTGGTGCGCCTTGTCCGTCGTGTACGTGGCGACCCCACCAGTGCGCTGGTATCCGATAGGGCGGATCTCCCATGGAAACCGGATTGGGTTGTTGATTCCGAGGAATCCGTTTCCTGACGCGACTGGTGTGTTTGGAATTGTGCCCACCGGGTTGTTGACCGTGAACACCGTTGGCGAAGAAGTTGAAAGGACGGTAAACACTCCGTTGAACGTCCCGTCACTGACTCCGGCTATCGAGATGGACATTCCCACCTGAAGTTCGTGCGGCGAGACAGTCGTGAACGTCGAGATGCCAGCTGCGTCCCTCGATGCCCCTGCGGGCAATGGCGACGGAGGTCTAATCGGAATCTGGTAGTCCGTCGGGTAGTAATACTCCGACTTGTTTACGTCGTGGTTGTTGACCAAGAACACTGCATCCAGCGGCGCAAACGCGGTTTGGAAAAACCAAGAATCAGGGCCTGTCAGAAGGACATCGTTGTTCTCGATCAACATGTCCTTGTGGGCTGCAATCAGTGTCGAGTAGGTCTCTGGATTCGGAACTGGGGGCGTGACGGTTTTAATCAGCGTGTACCAATCCTGCACCGTCAGCGCGATGAACGCCGAGACGTTCAGTGCCGAGTTGTGATGGATATGGGTGCCTTTGTGCTGGTACGAATCGACGTAGAAGCAAGTGCCCCTGAATCCATCGAAGTTGTTGTAGCTGATGTCCATCCCGCTGGTTTCGCGGGCCGTGATGGCATGGACTGGGCTCTGCTGGTTGACCACGTCAGGACCACCTTGGACGCGGTTGTATTTGAACTCGCACTCCGAGGCGAAGATCCGCTGGCTGCGGAGCATGATCACCTGGCCGTCGAGGTAAAGGCCGGGTAGCACGTCCGGGCCACCTGTGTTTGCTGTGAATCGGAATGCGTCTGGAGTTGATATGACAGTCAACGATCCAGAGAACCCAAGATTCACGACCCCGAATCCAGTGACCACGATTGCCGGGAAAACATCAACCCCCACCTGTGCCACAGTGAACGTAAAGTCGCTAACGACGCTCACCACAGAAAACGATCCGTCGAACGAGTTGTTGCTGATATCAACAAAAACAGTGTTTCCAGGTGCAAGGAAATGCTTCTGCGATGTTGTAAACGTAACGATGTTCGATTGCCGCTGAGCGGAGATGATTCCAAAAACGTAATTGCCTATCGTCACCGGAACCACGTCCCCAGCCCGCAACGTGTGTTTCATCACACAGGTAAACGTCGCCACCCCAGCCGATCGTGACACCACGTTGATCGGATTGACTAGGCTTGAGAAGCCGCCAATCGCACACTGAGTGTTGGCCTCAGCGTTACCCGGGTACAGCGAGCTTTGGATCGAGTTGCGCCCCTGATAGCTGAAATCGTTGTTGAGAACCTTGGCGCCCGCCGTCAGGTCATTGACGTTCATCGGCAGGAACGATTTGATCAGGAACGTCTCCGCATCTGCGACGCCTACGCCGAAGTCGTAGAACTGATTGTTCTGAATCAAAGCCCTCTCTCCGACATGGTTGATACCAGCAACCGTGTAGAGTGAATTTACGCCGGCATTTGTCTGAGCAGTTAGCCCAACATCCGGATAGACGGTCGGCGACCAAGCGCGGGCGTTTTGGCTGACAGGTTTGTAGACGGTGCCGTTTTCAGGTTGCGTCGGTAAGTCTGCGCCAGCGATTGCAACCTTGAACTGGTTTGAAGCCGGAATCGGGCTTGCAATAAGAAGCTCAGTGCCGTTGAAGCTCGGGATCGAGATGCCTGAAATGTTGACCTTGTCACCTGGCACGAAATCGTGATCGGTGTTCAGTTCGTAGATCACTTCTCCGGAAATCCGCTCGACGCCAATAACTTGGAATTCCGTGATTCGGAACAGAGATCCACTGAGCCCTGGAAGAATGGCGGTATCAGCCCCAGCGTTTGCGACGGTAAACTCCGATGACGATACGATGCCTGTAACCGTAAAGATGCCGTTGAATGATCCGTCGGTCACATTGCTAATCCGAACGATCATGCCCGGCAGAAGGTTGGTCGCGATGACTGCTTTGATGTACGCGACACCAGTCAACCGTTGATACGAAAAAATCTGAAGGTAGGGGCTCGTTCGCGTGCAAAACACCTGCTGCGCGTCGATGAATCCGTTGACCGTAAAAGTGCCGTTTCGAGCAGGATCGGTGAAACCAGTCACCGTGATCGTGTTTCCAACCGTGAATCCGAAGTTCCATTGCGGATGCTTTGTGAACGTGACAAAATTGTACTGATTCTGCCGCTGGTTAATCAGCACCACGCGCAGGTCTCGCTCGAAAGAAAGCGAAGTCACGTTCGTGATGCTTCCAAACCCAACGAATGACGAGTCATTTCCAGGGCCGGATGTCACCACGTCGCTGATGTACTGGCTGATTGCGCTGATGTTTGTGTACGGCGCAGGTGAAATTGGTGGGCTGTAAGCTGGAGGCGCGACGGAATAGAACTGAGTTCCCAGAATCCCAGGTGCGTACAGCGGCTTGTCCACGGTGTACGTGTTGACGCCGTTCGTCCGGCTCACCGAAACGATCTTGATGTCCGCGACTGAGTTGTTCGCGTAATTGCCGTCGAAGGTAATGCCCTCGATCAGGGTGTTCTTGCAGTTCAGGGCGTTCAATGGGACCCCTGGATATGCACCTGGCGCACCAACAATTCCGCTTCCGGTGTAGTTGCCGAGGGTCTTCAGCATCTGGATGTTGAAGCCGAAAGTGTCCCCTCTTTTCGTAGAGGTGTTGTCAGCAAACTTCAGGATCGTTTTCCCAGCGCCTTTGCCAGTGAACGCCACGTTGTCAATCACGCCATTGATAGGCGGATAGCCCATGACCAATGACGAGGTGTAACCACCTCCGATCAGGTTGATCCAACCGTCTTCTGCGACAAATGGCGCATTCGGGTATGTCGGAAGCGGCATCGAGACCGTAAATTGAGTTGGGGTAGGTGTGCTGAGAACTTCAAACCCGAACTGTGCAGTGCCGGTTCCGTTGAATGATGCGTCAGTAAACCCGTACAGCGTGATTTTTTCCCCAAGAACAAGCCCGTGCGGCGTCGCCGTGTTGAACGTCGCGACACCTCCGGTGCGAACGCGGTCGATAATCTTCGCCCCAGGACTCGATCCCAACAGAAACGTGCCGACCGGAAAATCGCACCGCTTGGCCGCAAACAAGCATTCGTTGATCGCCCACGCGCTGTTTCGCAGCCCGCAAGGATCGGCACCGTAATCGACTGGGTTTGAGGAAGGCATTTTATGCTGAGAGTAGCGGACAGGCGACGCGACTGAGGTCGCCGTAAATATCCTCCTGAAGGCGTTGAGCAACCATTGCCACACGCTTGAGGCGGAACCGGCCCGTGTTGACGTAGCGAAGTTGGAACTCATAGCCATCTCTGGTAAACCCGCCGGTCTGCACGTCGCACTTGTCCGGGGGTTGCGGCAGGGCAATGCGCGATCGCGTAGGCGGCTGGTAGTATTTGACCTCCTGGCAGTTGATCACCGCCGGAGGGCAGGAAATCTCACCGGGCTCGCAGTTGCGGTACTTGGCGCAGTCCTTGAACTCGGCCCACGGCTGCCAGCACTCGCCTTCGTTGGCCTTGAAGTAGACCTTCGATTCAATTTCGCCCATCACCTGGTCATACCACTGCTCAGCGCTCACCAGGCGCTTCTTGTTGGTAGGCTCTGCGAAAGTCAGCGAGCGCGTCTCAATGGTCCAGTCAATCGGCGCATCATCGAACCCATCGAAGTCAAACTGGCCGTTCTTAGTGACCTCGTACAGACCGATATCGCCTTGATTCAGTCCAAAGACAAAGCATCGCTCCTGCTTCTGGATTCGCACCGTCAGCATCTGGAGAATATCAACCCCGGTCCAAACGCCTTCCCACGCCGGCGGTAACTTCCGTCCCATACCAGAGACAAGGTCGAAATCCAGCACAACCATTCCGCGATGCACGACGCCACGGCCGTTGACCTTCTGTGGCTGGATGGTCATCAGCATCCGGTTGTCGAAGTTTACCGCGCTAGCAGCTGTCAGGTAGAACTCAGTGTCGTAGGCTAACGCCCGGACGACCTGGCGGCTGATCGGCGTGTTGCCAAACTCTGTGAAGTCGCGGCGAGCGTAGATCAACGACCGGATGCCATCTTGAGCGCGGAAGAACAGGTCGCCGTTGACTGGGACAATCGACTCATGGTTGAACGACCCAAAGTTCAACAGCGCGAATCGCTGGATCGGATAATTAAGATCCTTCCAAACATCGCGGTCCACTGGAGCGTTGAACGCGTAGGTGGCTGTCGGGGTAAAGACCAACAGGTCGCCGTCTCCCAGTGACGTGTCCAGGTTGGCCGCGAACGCCAGCCCGGTGATCGGGCCGTTGCTGACTGCAAACGCGCCACCTTCATTTAGGAACGTGTTTTCGGTGAATCGAATGACTGAATTGCGACCGTAGATTGGGTCTCCGTAGACCAAGTCGCCACCGTAGTATTCTGACCCTCTAGCGACCCAAAGGCGCCCCTTGCCGTAGGCCATTGGGCCGCCGACTGGTACCTCCTCGCTAGTGGCCCTGCGAAACACCATGCCGTTGTAGAGGTACGGCGCGCTCTGTTGGTCTTGGACAATCAGCCAGTTCTCCGCCTGCTGGAAATAGACGTGCGTTGCAAACGGGTTGTTTGCCTGAAGCCAGTACGCGGTAAACTGAGGCCCAAGCAGCGGACCGGCGTCGATGCCGGGCGAATACGTTGTGAATGTCGTGGGAGACGGAATTGTCTGCACCACAAAATCACCAAAGAAACCCTCGGGGTAAAGCGCACCTGGAGGCTGAGTCAGTCTAACAACCATGCCCGGCGCAAGACCGTGCGGCGCTGCGGTGACATAGGTGGCGACGTTTGATACTCGCCCACGTGTGTTGACTAAGAATGTCCCTCCGGTAGGCGTCCGATCCGTCACCCGGAAATTGTTCCCAATGTCGATCTGGAATATTTTCCCACTGATCGCAACGTACAGGTATGGCTCCCCCTGATCATTGGTGTAGGATCCGCAGCCTTGGAAATAACCCGTCTTAAACGCGGATTCTACAGCGGCGTTGTAGTAGCCGTTGTTGAGTAGCGCCTCTGGATCATCGAAGGTGAGATTCTTCACCCAGATTCCCGGCCGCGCCTTGGGAAACCCGCCGCGCACCGTCGTGTTGACCGCCCAGGCCAGCTGGTTGGGCTGAATCAGTGACGGCGAAAAACCGCTATCCACCCCGCCTTCAGCGGTGAGGAGGCCATCAACGATGCGATTTTTTTCGGCGACCATGACGCTTGAAGCCATTGAAAGGCCAACCCATGATTCCCGCAAGATGAATGAAAGCCCCGATTACTTGTCTATACCGTGGCGTACAAAAGACCGTTTCCTGATCGAGGCTGAGATGGTGCGTCGCGGCGGATACATCCAAAACGGAGGCGTGAAGTACGGGCGCGGCAAATACTACCACTTCCGCCAAGCCATGACTGCGCTCTGGCCGCACTTCGACTGGCACGACTGGTCTGATCTCCTGATCCAGACATTCGTCGAGAATCAGGAGGTCGGCATCATGGGTCCGGGGTCATCTGGCAAGACATACAATTCAGCAGCGTTCGGACTCTGCACGTTCTACATCTACCCAACCGGCACCTCGATCATCATGTCGTCAACGACGCGTGAGGGTCTCCAGCTGCGAATCTGGGGCTCGATCAAGGAGCTTCACAACAAGGCCAAGGCGAAGCGCGAGTGGCTCCCGGGGCGCGTGATTGAAAGTCGATTCATCCTGACCAGTTCGGATGAAGATGCCGAGGCGCAAGACTTCCGTGATGGCATCATCGGTGTGGCGTGCAAGGTCGGCGGTACGTTCGTGGGTCTGTCGAACTACGTCGGCTTGAAGAACGACCGCGTCATGTTGATCGCGGATGAAGCGTCGCTGATGGGGCGCGGCTTTCTGGATTCAGTCGCCAACCTCCGCAAGAACCCGGTGTTCAAGCTGATCGCGATGGGCAACCCGAAAGACCGCAACGACGCGCTAGGCGTGGTCTGCGAGCCGCACCCTACCATCGGTGGCTGGGAGGGGCTTGAGTACCTCGAAAAGACTCGCACCTGGAGAACGCGGGCGCCCGGCGGTGTGGCCGTCCAGCTGTGTGGGTACGACACGCCGAATGCGAAGTTTCCCAAGGGCACCAACCCGTACAAAGGCATCATCACGCCGGAGCAGATTCAGGCGGATCTCGATTACTACGGCCGCGACTCGTTGCAGTTCTCGATGATGAACCTTGGCGTGCTGCCCCGGGACGGCGGCACCAGGCGCGTGGTCACGATGTCCCTGTGCGAGCAGAACCAGGCGTTCGACGAACCAATCTGGGAACGTGCCGACAAGCTGACAAGAATCATCGGCATCGACGCTGCGTACTCGGGCGTCGGCGGCGATCGCTGCGTAATGACGGACCTTACGTTCGGGCCGGATTCATCGGGGCGCATCGTGCTAGCATTCAGTGAGGCACCGATTGTTATCCCGGTTACCGCAGTCAAGGCGCAGCAGGCCGAAGAGCAGATTGCCGAGTACGTCTTGCTGTACTGCAAGCAGCGCAATATCTCACCGGAGCGTGTTGGGTTTGACTCCACGGGGCGCGGCACGCTCATGTCTGCGTTTGCTCGGTTGTGGTCCCCTGAGGTTGTTCCGATCGAGTTCGGTGGCCGACCAAGCGAGCGCCCGGTGCGAAAGGGAGATCCCAAGACTGAACGAGAGGCCTACGGCAAGATGGTCACCGCGTTGTGGTATTCGTCGCGCCTGTTGATCGAATCCAAGCAGCTGCGGAAACTGCCCC